TATCAAGCACCAGTCAATGTCAATCCTGTTTTGAATTCAGCAATGCAGGTATGGCAACGCGGTACTTCAAGCGCAGTCACTGCTTCCTCAGTAAATTATTATTCAGCAGATAGATGGCAACCTTATACAACTGCTGCTGGCAGAACTATCAGCCGTCAAGTGACGGGCGATACAACTAATTTACCAAATATCCAATACTGTATGCGCGTACAACGCGACAGCGCAAATACTTCAACTGCTTATATTCAAACCGCACAAAGTTTTGAAAGTATTAACTCAATTCCTTATGCTGGCAAAACAGTTACATTTTCTTTCTACGCTCGCGCAGGTGCTAACTATTCTGCAACTTCTAACGCTTTGGCTTACTACCTTGTAACTGGAACTGGAACTGACCAAAATCTTAATAATGGTTTTACAGGTCAGGTTAATTTAATTGCAGGAACAGCGACTTTAACGACGACTTGGCAACGCTTTACTGCAACAGCAACAATTTCAAGCAGCGCAACGCAACTTGGTATTAACTTTGCTTTTACTCCAACAGGTACTGCTGGTGCTAACGATTATTACGAAATGACTGGAATACAGGTTGAAGTCGGTTCAGTAGCCACACCATTTAAGACTAATGGGGCAACAATTCAAGGAGAATTAGCCGCTTGCCAGCGTTATGGCTATTCACTCAATCAAGTAAGTGGTGCTGGCGCAGTCGGTACTGGATTCAATTACTCTACTACTCAAGGTTTAATTTATGTGACTTTGCCTGTAAGTATGAGAACAGTACCAACCGTTACCTATACGAGTCCAACTGGTGCAAATGTATATAGTGCTATTGGTGGACAAATTACAACTACTGCAATGTCTGGATCAAATCACTCTACAACAACTTTGTATGTAATTATAACGGTTAGTGCAGGATTAGTGGCGGGAAACGGAAATGCAATGCTTACTGGTGTAGGAACAACTCAAATCTTATTTGCAAGTGCGGAGTTATAATATGAAATATGAAATAGTAAAAGACGGCTTAGGCAATGACTGCATTGTTGGAACTGCTAAAGATGGCACAGTCATCTGGATACCAGCAGACCCAGCCAACTCAGACTATCAACGATATCTCAATCCAGAACCGGAACAATCCACACCGATTGTGATCGATGAAACCAAGACTAAGTAAGTCAGTTGTCCAACTAAGAGAACAGGCAGACGATGCTTATCCAGATCGAAAGCGTGACTCGGACGGGACTTACGGCGACCTCAAGCACTCAAACAGAAAGAGCGATCATAACCCTGACCCTGATTCAGGGTTTGTCCGGGCTATCGATCTCGATGCTGATTTCGACAAACAAGCCTCCACAGCTGCTTACGTTGCCGACCAGATTCGAATTGCAGCCAAGTCAGATAAACGGATTGCTTATGTCATCTTTAATCACAAGATTGCAAGCGCTCGAAGCCTCTGGCGCTGGCGCAAATACACCGGAGTTAATCCACACACCAAACACATTCACGTCAGTTTTACGAAGGCTGGCGACACGGATTCGAAGTTTTTTAACATCCCATTACTAGGAGGAACAGATGAGCCAAGACCTAAAAAAGATGCTAGCAAGTTGGGGCAGAGCCTTTCTAACAGCTGCGCTTGCACTCATAGCTGCGGGTGAGACTGACCCTAAGAACATTGCTTACGCTGGCGCGTTGGCAACGATTCCGCCAATTATGCGTTGGCTAAATCCTAAAGATGAAGCGTTCGGTTTGCGGTGAGTCCAGGTGATTGGGCAGGGTTTATCCTTGCCATTGTCTCGACGATTGCTGTATTTGTTGGCGGTCTGCGTTATTTGGTTCGCGGTTGGTTGTGGACTCTTACGCCGAATGGTGGATCATCTCTCGCTGACCGATTGGCAAGAATAGAGACACGCCAAGAGCAGATGATGGAACTTCTCAAAAAGTAAGGGACACTTATCCACATGGCAAAGAAAGCAACTAAAGACCTAGTTGAGCAAGATTATTCTGCACTCGATGCTTACTGCATAGGAATGTATGAATTTGCTCAAAGTCTAAAGCGAGCAGGTTTTGATGAGGAGACAGTCCTTGGCATTATTGTGGAACGTTCTGCCTATCCTGCGTGGATCTTGCCAGATCCTATCGAACCAGAAAGGTTCGGTGACTATGAGGACGACGACGACGAGGACTAATGACAGTAAAACGAATTGCTTGGATTTCAGATATCCAGGCACCGTTCTTTCATGAAGCAGCAGTCAAGAATCTAGGCAAGTTTTTAAGGGCTTACAAGCCTCACCAAACAATCTGTATTGGTGATGAAATCGATCTACCGCAGCTTGGCGGGTTTGCCCAATCATGGCAAGAGGTCGAAGGCAACATCGATGAGGATCGCAAACTCACTTTAGAGATCCTGCAATATCTTGGCGTTACTGACGTCGTTGGATCTAATCACGGCGCTAGAGTTTACAAATCTTTATCACGCAGATTGCCGGCATTTATGAATCTGCCTGAGCTGCGGTATGACAAGTTTATGGGGTACGATAAGGCCAATATAAAGTATCATCCAAACGGATTTGATTTTGCGCCAGGTTGGCATACCTGCCATGGAGATGCCTTTCCACTATCAAACAAGCCGGGTCAAACAGCCCTCAATGGCGCCATGCGTATGGGTAAATCAATCGTGTCAGGACACACTCATAGACTAGGCCTGAGTGCCCATTCTGAGGCCTCTGGAGGCCGATACGGGCGTATTGTGTGGGGAGTTGAGGTAGGCAATCTTGTAGACCTTTCAAGCCCTGGAATGAACTACACAAAGGGTTATGCGAACTGGCAAATGGGCTTTGTAGTTGGCACATTGCATGGTAAGCGCTTCACGCCTGAACTTATTCCAATTGATCCTAAAGATGGATCATTCATCTATCAAGGCAAACGCTGGGGCTAAATCGTTACCGTTTCGTTATATTGATAAACGTGTAATTGTCTGCTAAGTGTGAGACCGTATTCCTGTAGCCAACCCAGGCTACGGAATCGGGAGCAAACAAATGGATCTACAAGTACCAATAATTGTTTTATTACTAGCTGCTAATGTTTTATGGTACATAGTTGGCTGGTCGCAGGGTTTTAATGAAGGCAAGCGCGAAGGTTTGGTAGTCGGTAAGAACAGTCAGCGCGTGAGTGTTAATGCGCGCTGATGACATCCTTGACGAAGCAAAAGACCTCATCGCAGACAGAGGTAAAGATTATGGCTTGGCAGCTATCAATCACCTTCGAATCTCCAAATACTGGAGTACCTACCTCGAACGTCACATCGAGCCTCACCAAGTCGCAGTCTGTATGGCACTTGTCAAAATCGCACGCTTACAAGAGACAAGCCTCCACGCAGACAGTTACAAGGACGGCGCAGCATACATTGCGCTCGCTGGACAGATTGCATCAACTGATTGGGATGACCTTGACAGTTATTAAAGCGGCACCTGGAGTTTGGTGCGATTACTGCAAGGTTAGATATGGCACTAATTCCATACTTGGGCAAAAGCCAGCAAGTTACACAGTTTTGAGCAATCACCCAAAAAGCAAGGGAACACGCAGACATTATTGCAATGCTTGCGCGATTGAAGTGCAGACTTGGGCAGATGGCACAGTATGGTCATTGCCGGAACAAACCGATTATCTAATGGGACAGGATGAATTACCAGATGGCATTTAATTTAGCAGATTATGAAACGGTTGAAACCCGTTTAGAAAAGTTCATAAAAGATTTTCCGGATTTCAGATTAAGCACAGAATTGGAGAGTTTTGCAAATGATAGATTTATTATTAAGGCGTACTTATATCGAACTTTCGCAGATAGCGTGGCGTTTTCAACCGGATACGCTGAGGAGAAGGTTACTGATTGCGGTGTTAATTCAACTTCAGCGTTGGAAAATTGCGAGACTAGCGCGATCGGTCGCGCACTTGCAAACGGAGGTTACGCAGCTAAAGGTAAAAGACCTTCTCGATCCGAGATGATTAAAGTTGAACGCTTAACAGCCGAGCAAATTGCTAAGACTAATGAAGTGCCAAGTTACAAAACAAAAGAGGAAGCACTAGCTGCGGATCCTTGGAGCAATCAGCCAATCTATGCCGATCCTAATCAGCCTATGGCAGTTTCAGCAGCTGAGGCAATTGCCACGATCCAAGATGTATTAGGACTTGCTAATTCAGAGGTTTGCGATCATGGCGAAATGACGTGGCGTGAGGGCGAAAAGAATGGACGCGCTTGGGGTGGCTTCTTTTGTCCATCTGGTAATAAGGCACCAATGCAAGCCTGTCCAACTATTTGGTACAAACTTGGCTCATCTGGAAAATGGGAAAAACAAAAGTTGAGGAGTGTGTGATGGGATTTGTAGAGGTAAATGTCAATGGTCAATGGATGAATTTAATGTCTATGTCTGTTCATTGCCAGTTATGCAATGATGAAGTGATTATTGCTCATCTTGCAAATATTGAAAGTGCAGATGCCCCATTCAATGCCACATGGACTTGTAAGAAGTGTCATTCAGTTAATGGCTAACCATCGAAAGACGAGAGGTTATAGAACTCAAAAAGTCATAGCCGATTATCTTAAACAATGGTTCCCATATGCAGATACGGCTGGGGCTGGCAGGCAAGGCGAGGATATTCTCAATGTTCCAACCATTTCAATCGAGGTTAAGGCTAGGAGTGATTTTCAGCCTTTAGCCTGGATTAAACAAGCCGAATCAAATGCAGCTGGTAAATTGCCAATGGTAATTATGCGATGCAATGGTCAGGGAGAGGATGCAGGTCAATACTTAGCATTTGTCAAACTCAAAGACATTATGCCGATATTGGCTGATCTAATACCAACAGAGGAAATCACAAGATGCACAGGTTGCGGAGCCTGGATGTTTATGAAAGGAAGTTGTCTAATATGCCAGTCTATGAATTCAAATGCGTCAGCTGCGAAATAACAATGGAAATTGAAAAGTCAATGGAGGAGGATCGTCAGCCGATTTGTTGTGGCGTCTCCATGAGTCGAGTTTGGGGCAGTATTGGAATCTCATTTAAAGGATCAGGATGGGGACATCAATGACACGCCGACAATTGAACGGGGAACTTGACATGTGCGGTACGCTATCGACGCAGAACCCATCAAGGGTTCAGAGCGACCCGGTGAGCCGGGTAGGTCGCTCGGTGCTAGTGGCTATTGGGATAACTCTGTTTACACCGGCTTACGCTGTTGCACCTGATGAGGTTAATCAATTAACAGCAAAAGAATATGCAGCTGTATTAGTCGATGATGAACAACAGATGAACTGCCTGGATAAACTTTATACAAAGGAATCTAATTGGAGACCAGATGCAGTTAATGGATCTCATTATGGAATACCACAAGGACGATCCGTCTATCTAAAGACTGCAATGCCAGAGCAACAGATTCAATGGGGATTGAAGTACATCGATAACAGATATGGATCACCTTGTGCAGCTTGGTTATTCTTTCAAAGGCACAATTACCACTAATGGCTAAGCAATCAGCATTAAGAGATGATGGCAGTACAGCACTATGGCGAAAGATTCGTAGTAGAGTATTAAAGAGAGATCAGAATATTTGTCAGCGATGTGGCATGGAGGCTACCCATGTCGATCACATCATACCTAGGCGCTTAGGAGGAGATGATTCTATGGATAACCTTCAAGCGTTATGCAAGAGATGCAATTTAGCAAAGGGGGGTGGTTTTTTTGAGAGCACACCGACACCCATGACCCCCCTTGGATCTTTTAACCCTAGAAACGGCTCAATAAGCCACTATCAGGAAGCATCTGAGTAACTATGACTCAAAACCCTCAAACAGGCTTAGATAGCCCTCCTACGGCTTACCTAGGGGCGACAGAACCGCGTATTAGGTCCAAACCGGTTGATTTACCTTCTCGCGGACAGGAAATGATCGATTTTGTGGAGAAAATCAAGGATCCAGTTACCGGTGAATACTTCAAACTGCTACCTTGGCAAAAATTGCTGGCTATTGAGATGCACCGAGTCAAGCCTGATGGGCGCTGGTACCACAATGAAATCGGTGTGATTATTGCTCGGCAGAATGGCAAAAGTACGTTTATGCAGCTTCGAATCTTGGCCGGGATGTTTCTCTGGGGTGAGCGCTTGCAGGTTCATACGGCGCACAAACTAACAACTTCATCTGAAATCTTTTGGAAAATCGATGAGATCATTCAAGCCAATGAACAACTTGTGACTCGGTTCGTAAAAAAGTACGAAACCAAGGGAAGCCAAGAGATTAAACTCAATGACGGCACCCGATACCTGGTCAGAGCAAATAACTCGGCAGCACGTGGTATTGCTGCACCGGATGTTATTCACCTGGATGAAGTTCGCGAGTATAAAGATGATGAAGTTTGGGCATCGCTTCGATTTACTCAGATGGCTAGCAAGAATCCGCAGGCGATCATGTATAGCAACGCCGGAGACCAACATTCCGTAATTTTAAATCGTATGCGCGAAAGAGGACTTGCAGCAGCTGCTGGATCGGATGATCCGATCGGTTGGTTTGAATGGAGTGCCGAACCCGGTTGCTCCATCGATGATATTAAAGGCTGGCAACAAGCCAACCCCAGCCTTGGACACACAATTCACATCGACAATTTAAAATCGGCAATGTCAGATGATGAGTCTATTATTCGCACAGAACTATTGTGCCAATGGGTGAGTCAAATCAATCCAGCCATCAATCCGTCAAGTTGGACAGAGTGCGCGTCTGAGGGTACGCTCGCTTTGGATCGGGAGCAACCAACTTGGATGGCAATTGATCTATCACCAGATCGAAAAGCAGCAGCGTTAGTGGCAGCTCAGAAACTTGATGGGGACAAGTTCTGCGTTGTGTTACTGGAGACATATTCGAATCCAGTAAATATTGACGATAAGGATCTAGCAAACAGCATCGCAGTATGGGCGCGTAAATACTCAGTCGAGACTGTTGCTTATTCCCGTCAGACCGCTGGCGCTGTTGCTTCTCGGTTGGCTCCAGCCGGTATTCCGACAACTCCGATCGATGGAGCCATTTATGGTCAGGCTTGCGATGAAATGTTGTCGGCTATTACCTCCCAGCGATTAGTTCACGGCGATCAGATGGAATTAAACAAACAAGTTTTATCGGCCGTTAAATTGCCTTTTAAAGATGGAGGCTGGTACTTAGGACGAAAAGCATCAGCTGCGACAATTTGTGCCTGCGTTGGCATGGCAATGGTTTCCCACTTTGCGACACGACCAGACACAGAAATTGATATCGTGTTGGGTTGATTATGCTATAATTTTGTGCTAATGGCTATCAGAGATTTGTTCGCGAAGGCTCCTGAACCGGTAGGACTAACGGTAGATGCAGCTGCGACTCCAGCACCTTTCAACTCAACTTACAATAACTTCTTTTATCCGTTGTCAAGTGCTACACGCGAACAAGCGATGGCAATTCCAACGATCGCAAGAGCGCGTAACATTTTATGCAGCCTTGCAACATTGCCACTAGAGCAATACGTTAAAAGTACCGGAGCACACGTCGAACCCAATCGAGTAATCAACCAACCTGATTCGCGTGTTCCCGGTTCTGCTATTTATGCTTTTATTGCAGAGGATTTGTTATTTTCCGGCGTGGCGTATGGACAAGTCATGGCTATGTATGCAGATGGACGAATTCAAGAATGGACACGCGTTGCACCTGGTCGCGTAACTTACAAAACAAACGCGCAGCAAACAGAAATTATTGGTTACACCGTAGATGGATACGATGTTCCTTCAATGGGCGTTGGATCTCTTGTAGTGTTCAATGGTTTGGATGAAGGATTTTTGTCTCGCGCAGGTCGAACAATTAGAGCTGCAATCGCGTTAGAAAACGCATCAGAAGCATTTGCTAAAGAGCCAGTACCGATGATGGTTCTAAAGTCAAACGGAACAAATCTTACTAGCGAGCGTATTGGCAAATTGCTTGAAGCCTGGCGCGTTGCCCGCACAACTCGATCAACAGCATTTTTAAATGCTGACGTTGAATTGCAGGCAATGGGAATTGATCCAAATAAACTGCAACTAAACGAAGCACGTCAATATGTCGCGTTGGAATTATGCCGCGCTATTGGACTGCCTGCGTTTTTTGCAAGTGCTGAAACTACGACAATGACCTACTCAAACGCCACAACGGAGCGCAGATCGCTTATCGATTTTGGTGGTCGTAATTTACTTTTGGCAATTGAACAAAGATTGTCAATGCCGGATTTTGTCGGCCAAGGCAATGAAATCCGTTTTTCACTAGATGAATACCTGCGCGGAAACGCTTTAGAGCGCGCTCAGGTTTATGAAATCCTGAATCGAATCGGCGCAATGACCGTTCAAGAAATTCGCGAAGAAGAGGACTTAATCGACTCATGAAAATAACAATGCCAGTAACAATTACTGCATCAGATGCCGAATCACGCATCATTGCAGGTCGCATCGTTCAATGGGACTCAGTAGGAAATACATCTGCTGGTTCAACAGTATTCCTTCCAAACTCAATTGAGTTTAGCAAGAACACAAAATTAGTTTTAGAACACAATCAGACAAAGCCTCTTGGCAAGTTGATCGAATGGTCTCAGGACGATACAGGCATTACTGCATCATTCAAGATCGCTAAGACAACTGCTGGAAATGATGCACTTGTCGAAGCTGCTACTGGACTTCGTTCAGATTTCAGCGTTGGAGTTCAAGTAGATGCGTGGGATAACAAGGATGGCGTTATGGCTATCAGCGCATCGAAGTTAATTGAAGTTTCACTTGTAACTGATGGAGCAATCCCAGGAGCAGAAGTGGAAAAGGTCGCAGCAGCAGAAGCCCAAGGTCAAGCTGCAAGCGAATCAACCCCGGAACCTCAGATCGAGGAACCTAAGACAGAAGGAGACGACCTAGTGTCAGAAACCGTTTCAGAGGCAGTATCAACCGAGACGGTTGAAGCTGCTAAGGCTGAAGTTAAGGC